GCATGATGTGTCCTATCGCTTTTGTTTCGGTGAATGGGGATTGACCGATTAGGGCGACAGGACACATCATGTCATTCTTCTTTTAACATCTCTTCTTTAAGTAAATTAGCCAAAAAGTCTTTGTTTTCCTTGCTTCGTTTGAGTGCTTTGATTAAATCAATCTTTGACTTAATATCACAACAATAAGCCACAAATTCCTGCATTGTAAGTGTTTTACATGCTGATATCATCGTTTCTAGGCTGTTAGTAACGTCAGTTATAAGCCCACTTATTAACATCTTTCCACCTTCACTTTCAAAAACAATAGAAATAGCTGAAGCCTTCTCAAGGTCATCAGCAATCATCGGCACCTGCTTATTTGTGTGCTCAGCTATTTCTTTTTTCATTAGTATGCCTTCTTTTTACCTTTCATCATTGGCGACATTGGGTTCTTAGGTAAATGAGGCATCGGTTTGAAGGGTGCCTTTTTTACGTCAGAGAAAATCCTGCCTGCTGTTTTAGCTTTTTTCTTCATTTGATTGTTCGACGGTTTCCTCGACCTTTAATTCTGGCAACGCTTCAATGATTGCCGCTTTTTCTTGTTCAAGTTCACGTTGCGCAAAGTTAATCTCTTTTAATTTTGCATTTGCAATATCAACTTTACCTTTTGCCTCTTTATACAACCAACACGTTACTAATTGATCGCTTGGCATTTGTGTGACAAATGGGTGATGCTCTTCGATATTAGTAATAATTGCCTCTTCATAATCACGTTGTGCAGTTATCTCTTTAAGGTGCTTAGCATTCTGCATAACGTAAGAATCGTAGTTCGCAAGAGTAAGTTCAACCTCATGCCCCGTCTTCACAATGACGAGCTGGCTTTTATCTTTACCCTCTTCTTGCCCCTCTTTAATGCGGTACGCTATATCCATATTATTCGTCTTGATTATTTAATCCTTTGACTGGAATTGTATTGATTGGCGTGATATTAGCGGTTGCAATATCGTCAATTGACGGTGGTTGCTCCATCGGTTGCTCAAGCTCTTTGTCATCCGGGAATGCAGCAATAAATGCAGTTACTTCTTTTTCTGTATCAAAACGCTCTACACCAGCACGGATGCTATTACCCTCTTCGCTAACTTCTTTCCATGTCCACTTATCTCCTACTTGAATTACTTTTATCATTATATTAGTTGGTTATTTTGTATTGGTATTCCACTTCCTTGATCGACCACGTCCGGTTGTATATTTGGATATATAGGTGCACGAGCTAACTCCATTTGTTGTCTAAGAATTTCAGCTTCAGCTTGTCGTACCATATTTCTGATGATTATTTGATCGAGTGATAGCAAGTAATCAGCAAGACGTTTGAACTCCTCCATTGACAGATTCTCTTGGTGATCTTGCATATAGTCAACAAATCGTTGCTTGTATGCAATGCTTGCATTTGCATTAGGCAATACCTTCTCATTATCAATCAATGCCTCAATATCACGTTCAGCTTCACTCATAAGCTCAGCATCACCATATTCACTAGTATCTTGAAGTTGACGAATTGTCTCTTCATCAAATCCAGCAATCGTTGCTTGAATTTCAAATGCTTTATGTGGGTTCATAATTGGTTTAGTACCGGCTACAATTGGAATTGCCGCTTGCCCAGCAATAAATGCAAGCTTGGTCATTTTCTCTTGTTCAGATAATGCGAGTTCAGCATTTGATGCCTCGACGAGCACATTGAACTCATCATCTTTTCTAAATATATCACGGCGATTAGCTTCGATTACTTCTACACCATCTGGACCAAGCATATCAATTGCTTTCCGTCTAATTAGATGATCTTTAACACCCCAACGATAAAGTATTGAAAAGCGTTTATAGCCGAATGAGTATGACCTGTTAAGGAAACCAAATCTATCCGCTGTATTCTCTTGATTGCCTTTATAAATACCAAGTTTTGCCCCGGAATCATTTCGTGAGTCACCTTGTGCTGCAGCTGTAACACCACTAGCCTTCTCTTGAATAGCATCAAGAATCCTAAATACTTCAAATGGAGTTGTAATTGATGGTGTAATGACTATTTGATATGCTTTATTAACATCAATATCTTTCTTAACCTTAATTGTTCCGTCGCGACGATACTTTAATTCAGCAAGGTTCTCAATTGCACCAGTCTGAATAAGCTTCTGAGGCTTGTTAATCTTTTCAGCATTATCAAGTGCTTGGTTAATAGATACAGCTTGTGCCATAAAGATTTCACGAACATAATCACAAAACGATGGGGTCCAAAATTCAGTAAGGTCGGGGAAAGCCGCCCATGTCCAGTACCACCAGAGTCCACTTTCAAACTTCTCTTCAATCAGCACACACTCAATACATTTTGCGCCTGTTTCACTTAGTGTTAAATAATATCGTTGTCCTTCGTATGTCGTGCCCCATCTCCAAAACTTAAACTTATCTGGATTACCAATCTCTTTAGTTGGCGATTGAACATTTGTATCAGTGGTACGTGCTTTTTTGTTTGTCTCTTCAGTTGTCATTGCGGTTGAATTACCAACACCATCAATCAACTCTTGTGTTTCAGCTTTAAGAAATGAACCATCTTTGATACCAGCTTTAAGATCTGTTTTTGTATACACGACACCATAGTCACCAATATACATGGCTTTCTCAATATCAATACCACCACTAGATGGGTCAACTAAAAAGTCGTATACATCAATTGGGTCAAGATGCGCTTTGTAGCCGTTTTGTGAGTCTGCAAAATATGAATAGATTGCACGACCATAAATAACGGCTTGTTTTTTACCAGCAATGTCTTTAATATCCCAATCATTATCTGATTGATCTTGGGTCTTTAGTGCATTAAGAAGCTTTACTCGCTTGATTTGCGCATCTTTACGTTTTGTGAATTTGAATGTGAGCGGGTTGTCTATCTTTGAAAGTAACGTGTGAACGAATGAAGCCATTTGCCCAAGGTCGACATTAGCCATTGAATCTGCTGAAGCAACCTTACGAGAATAATAAAGCTGTTCATTCGTTTTCCAGTTCTTAATTTTACCTTGCTTGAATGTTCGAGCAAATTGAATTTCCTGCAATGCTTGGGTGACGATAAGGTCTCGCGTTTCTTTATTTACTGAGGGCCGTGCCATTGTGTTTGAGTTTTCCCCACTCATTAGTACAATCATTATAGCACAAGTTGTGATGTAAAGATATTAAAAGGCCACTTTACATCCCAATATCAGCATACAAGGGCTTAACTTCTTCGAGAATAGAGTCATATTGCTCGTCTTTTATACTCGGGTGCTTAGCATAATCCTTCATTTGCCACGCAATTGCCGCTGCAATCAGTAAATCGAAGTGTCTCGTAGTCAATCGCGGGTCATTCTCGCTATCAATAAGGTCATTTCTGCTATACGAGGCACACTCTTGTATTAAAATAGGATCATTTAACAACAAATGACCATCTTCTACCGCCCTTGATAGTGCAAATATCATTTTTGGCTTAGATAACCCAGTCGTCAACCAACCGTACTCTTTAGATTGAGATACTGATTGGTCAACCTTAGTCTCTTTAATTGGTGGCGAAAATATATTGTCATATATTTGTCGTAGTCGTCCAATTGTTGCATGCCCATGATTATTTCGCTCTGGTGCAATTAGTGCTTCACCGAACATATTACCTTGCCGTGCTAACTCATCACCGAATGTCATTGGCTTGATATTGTTGTTGTTGAATGTACCGGTAACATGTGCCGGTATTGTTTCAAAATCAATTACGCATGACGTTGACGAGTCTAGTCCTATACCTCCAGCAACATCAGCGCCAAACGCATAACGATGTGACGGATCGTACTTCTTATATATCCTAAATCCAGCTACTTCTTTAATTGGCTCAAGACGCTCCATTTTGTCAAGCGTCTCACGGTCAAAGAGAACGTCCTTACTCGCACTTGGACGACAAAGACGCTCACCTTCAAAGTCATCATCGTCTCTTCTCATTTGCTCGATATCTTCAAGTGAGTATCGAACCCATGTTGGTACACCATTCTCGATAATAGGAATGATTAACACACGTCGCCTCGTTGCTGGTGCTGTCACTAATTTGTGCACATTGCCCTGTTCGGAAACATAGTTGCAGGTATAAATACAACCACCGCCTTTTGCGAGTCCAGTTCTTGCCTCTTCCATGTTCTCCCAGATTGATTTTGTTTTACGAGCGGACCTAAGTGTTGTGCGACTCTCGAAGTCTTCATACCAAATCAAATCAGGGCGAGCATCTTCTTGAAGTGCACCTCTTTGATTAGTACCAACTGTACCAGCTGTCATCTTGATGCTAGTTGCAGTTGTGAATGATGCCATTGTCTCCTCACGTTTTGTCGTCGTTTTTTCAAATGTTTCAGGATAAAGTTGTACAATAAGATTATTGACAAGCATATTGTACACATCAGTCACAATCTGGGCTGAGTTCGCTTTGTCTTCACATAACACTTTAAAATACCGATGTGATTGATCAATGTCATTCAAGATAACAAATCCCATAAATAGCTTTGTTCTTGCTGTCTTTGCCGCACCTCGAAAGGCGACATCAATAAACGATTCTAGTTTTCCACGATAAACATCAAGGTTGCCCTGGTCAATCTCTTTATGGAACTTAGCATCAATCGAAGTAAAGTATTTAGGGAAAAAGTATCGCGACCACAAATTAAACTTAACAATTACTAATTTATCTGTGTCCTCTGAATTAAAAGAAAATAGAGCCCGCAACGACCCTTTATTGC